CTGTTTCGGTAAGCCCCTCGGTGCCTCCTGCTGCAACAATCGCCACGCCTCGTTTCAATATAGGTGGGAGCTTGTCCCACACTTCGCCCACATTGGTAAACTTCGACCAGAATTTTGCAGCAGCTTCGACGCTTTGCCGCTTTGCCGCCTTGGGGATCATGCGCGAAGTAAAAATGCCGCCGCTTGCAATGTCGCCAATCGTCTCAGCGGGCAAAGCCAATGCCGCGTAAATGGAGGCAGCGTTATGTTTTTGATCTTCTGTAAGAGAAGCGTCTTGAGAGGCCTGCGAATAGGCTTCGTCGTAAAGTTGCCCGATATTGTAAGTAACGGCCAATGCGGGGCCAACTGCTGGAATGGCAGTGAGCGCCATGCCTGCCAAGTTGGGCAAAGCCTCGGACACGGCCGGCATAATCCAGCGGTTCACCGCGTCGTCGGTCTCCAATCGCGGGTCGCGAAATTTTTCGCGATATTTCTCCGTATCGAGCTTCACTTGGTATCCGGCTTCCGACGCTTCACGGAAAGCATTGTCGGGATCAAGTCCAAGCCTGTAAGAAATAGCCTTCCCGACTACAGAAACTGCGCCGAAAATCCTCGCGCCAAATGTGCTCATGGCGCGATCAAATCCGTCAAAAAGTTTGGCTCCCAATCCCGGGTCTTGCTCCAGTATTTGAGCGGCCTTGGCTCGATCTTCGGGGTTTTCCGGATTAAGGTATCCCGCCGCTTTGTAAGCGTCGCTGAAATCTTGCCCCTCCGGCCGGTTTACGGCAGGTTTGACTGCGGCCAGATTGTTAGAGCGAATCAACGCATCGACCGCTTGGTTGCGGATTACTTCTACGGCAATTTTTTTGATGTCGGGATCGATTTCTGCGTCTTTTTCCAGTGCAGCGATCTGGCTTTTGAAGCCTAATGCCCCACCTGGGCCGGCCACCTTTTCAATCGCGGCGCCGACATCGCCAGAAATGCGTTTTTCCAATTTGGAAACATAAGCAGAGCCGGTTTCCTTGCGTTTGGTTTCAAATTCGGAGTTGAGCGCATCGACGGCGGCTTGTTTACCTGGACCTTCGGGTTGCTCCTGCACTGCAGCCATGCGGTTGCGGTAATCCGCGTCCACGGAGCGGAAAGCTTTTGCATCCTCTGCCAGCTCGGGATACTTGGCGGCTTGCCTGTCGAGTTCGGCAAAGGATTCTTCGCGCTTCGAGCTTTCTTTCGCCTTGATCGCCTCCACGCCACGCATCATTTCTCCGGCGGCGGCGTTGCGCTTGGCAATGCGCTCCTCGAGCCCCGCTGCGTCGGCTTCGATTGCGGCGCGCTCGGCGGCTACCGATTCCATTTCTTGAATCGTGATGCCTTTTTTCGTCCGCTCGTTCAGCGCGGCGTTTCGTCGCTGCAAATCTTGCATGGCCGTTTCCGTGGCGGCATCCTCTTCGGCAATTGCCGCTCCTCGGTTTTCGATCTCCGCCCGCGCTGCCTCGGGGGCAAGGTCCGCCAAGCTCTGCGCTTTTTTTTGGCGGCGATCTTGCACGAACTGCGAAAGCGGCATTTTCTCCAGCCCGAACAAATTTTGGTCGAGTTCGTAGGCGCGGTCCTCCAATCCGGCGCGCTCGTCGTCCGCCGCCAGCAACGATTGCTTCTCGGCCAACAGGCCGGCGCGAAAGGCCTCGCCTTCCTGCCACTTTTGCTTTGCGGCCTCCGTGGCTTCAATATTCACACCGCCAAACATGCCTTTCACCTGCCCAGGCTGCGGCGCTTTTTGTGAAAGCCCCTGCAATTCGGCTTCCATTTGCTGCCTTGCTTCGGGACTCAATCGGCGAGGGCGAGCCGGGTCGCGCAGGCTCAAAGAAATCTCATCGCGCTCACGCTTGAGCGTGGTTTTTTCCCGATCAAAAAGCGCTTTGCCACTGGCTCGCACCACTCGGCCATCTGTCGAATTGATTCCCTCCTCGGGGTCGATGGCTTCCCATGGTTGAAACTTGGTTTTCCGGTAGATGAATTTGTCCTCGGGGTCTTCCGGGTTGGGGCCGATGTCTGCATTTGCATCAGGATCAGCAATCCGCTCGCTTTGTGTGCCCTGCTCGTTTTGGATAACCTGAAACGGCCTCCCTTGCTCGTCCCACCGCACCGGACTTGTGCGTTTGGTAAAGGCCTGCTCTCCGGTCTGTGGATTCACCCTCGGCTGCGCCACCCCATCCGCATCGTAGTTGTATTGCGCGCCAATCGCAGCACTGATTTGTCGCGCTTGGGCATTATGCGCCCGACGGGACTTTTCAAACTCCGCTTTTTGCACCTTGGCCTCTTCCCGTGCCTCCCATTGGTGCGTGCGCTCCACCCAATCGTCCACCCGAGCGATGTCTTCTTCAAGCCTCTCCGGATTGCCGCTCAACCTTGGCTTTCGCGGCGGAGTAGGCGCAATATCCACCACACGCCGCTGCGGCGAAGGCTCCGGCATGGTTGCAAAATCATCGCTCCCAGTATTGCCTGAAAAAGTATCGATCGCTGTGGGCTCCTGTTCCGCGCCTGCATCCACATAATCTTCAGCGCTGCTGCCGGGCACAAAACTCTCCTCGTCTTCAAAAAAATCAGCCATATCAATTTACCATGGGGTTGCTGCCGCTGACTTTTCTTTGCGCAGCCAATCTTGGCGCAACAGTTGGCTTCGCAGGGGTCGCTGCGCTTGGGTTCACTCTCGTGGCAATCGGGCTTCCGCCAATCGTCGTGCTCTCAAAAGTCGGCCTCACCGGATTTATGCGACCTGCGTTCGGATTTATCAGGCGCGTGTTTTGTATAGCGCCTGCAACCGACTTGGCTCCAGATACCACTCCCGCTGCGGCGCTCGTTGCTACTTGCCCTGGCACATTAAGCACCGTCGGCACGTTGTCGCCTGCTTTCAATTTTTGCAAATTTGCGTTTTGAGCAGGAGACGAGGGCCGCGTGATGTTTTGTTGAGTCTGATTAAAACTGGCAATCGCTGCCGAAGCGTTCGGGTCTGCAACCGGCGCGGGTTGCGGCATGAGCGGAACTTGCGATCCAGAAACCATCGTTGAAGCGGGATTCAACTGGGGATTTATCATGCTTCTACTCGGCAACATTTGAGGCGTCGGCCCCATGGCTTGCGCGGCCTGTGCTCCCATTTGCTGATCCAAGGCACTTGAGGGATCAAATTTCGGAGCGATGGGCGACTGCGGTCGGCTCGATTGCATTTGCATAACTGCACGGCTTGCCATTTTTTCTGCCCTCGCATCTTGCTGCGCCGCATATGCTCTGCCGCCTTCAACGGTCGGCGCGGTGTAACTCGCCTTTTGCCCATTTGCGCCTGTCACCTCTGCATAATTCAGCCTGCCGGGACGACCTACCCCGCTCATTCGCATCTCAGACAATCGCCGATTGGGGTCTTGAGCTATCGCAAGTTGCTTTTGATCTTCAACCTTCTTCCTTGCAAGAGCTTGGTCTCTTACGGGCTTAATCAGCGAGTCTCGTTTTTGAAACCTCTCCTTGTCTTCTTGGGCAAATTTCTCGGCGCGTGCCATACGCTCCCCGTATGCCTGAGTGCCAGGCTTTGACTGATCCCAAAACGCTTGCGACTGCCGCCCGTCTGCGCCTTCGTCCTTTATCTTCCCATCTAAACCGCGATGCACGATCTTTTTAGGGGTTATCTTCCGCTTGTAGCTTTCCGGTAATTTTGCCTGGATAGCCAGCGTCTGCGCTTTTTTGTATTCGTTATCGATGGCCCTGTCTTCCGCCGACATGTCTGCTTGCTGCTTTGCGATCACAAGATTAGCAGCCTTCATCCTGCTACCTTCCTCATCGGCTGCTGATTGTTGCCTAACTAGCTTTTTGGGAGTGTAGTTACTCTCTTGCGCCTGTAGATCGGAGAATTCTTCATCGTCGAGTGTATATGCCATAAGTGAGTCGGTGGGTTGCTTCGCAACTAACCCCGCGAACTCACGCTGTCAAGAAGTTTTTAGCTGTCACCATTTCATCGCCAACATCGCGCCCCTTGTATCCATCGCCTCCAGCAAGGCCACATCCCGAGGCATGAAATCGCTCCGGACTGCCAGCGCATACTCTGTGGCACTCCCGATATTGTAGAGCCCGATCGCCGTGCTCATCACATCGTCGTCGTGCCCGCTCCCGGCTTCCATCCGCCCGCCCTTGTCCACGAAATCGGCCAGCTCCGTCGCTATGTGCGGGCAACGGATTTCCACCGCCTTGTTCCGCAGCAACTCGTGCATGTGCCAAATGATCGTCGCCCTCACTCCCTTGTATTCCGAGCTGTCGGTAGTCCTCCATCCATCCCATGCTCGCTCGGTGCCGCTGTGCGGATCACGTTCCCTCCGCTGCCAAATCGGGGGGCATGGCCCGCCATCCATCATCCGCAACGCCGTCATGAATGACATGCCCGAGTTGTTCATCTCGGGAATGATCATGCAATTTCCGTAATACCACGCCAGCGCCCGCACCAGCCTTGCAAATGGGATCATGGGCATGCGGTTCGGTGGGCGCACCCGCGCTGCCAGCTTGATCGGCCACACCACGCCTCGCTCGTCAAGATACTCGTCACGCCAGACAAGCGCCGAGTGGGCATCAGGGTTGTCTCCCTTTGTCTGGTCTTCCCCCTCGGCCAAGTCCGCCGAGATCAAATACCGGCAACCCACCTTCGGCTGCTCCCAGCGCCACACGGTCGCTGCGTCCAAAGTCGTGGGCCTCCAAGTCGCCCGCCCGCTCTGGTCGTTCACATCCCCATAAGCCGGGGCCTCGCGGCAAAGCAGCTGGATGTGGGTCAGGCCGTCTTCGTCAAACACCTGCCGACCGCTTGCGAGGAAGCACGACTTCGGATCAGCCGGATGCTCCTCGTCAAAAATGCGAACGCTCCCTCGGCACTTGGTCTTAATCGTGAGCCTGCGCCATGCCAGCTGCTCCCACACATCCGCATCCACGACCTCGGTCCCCAATCGCTGACCCGCCGGGCCTTCGTTGCCGTAGAGCTCGATCAAACGCCGCTCGCCCCGATACCAACTCTCCGAGTCCATGCTGTCGCGAATCTCCCGCTTCTGGTCGGGAGTCAAACGCACCACGCTCTCGTCAAATTCATACCAGGCGGCAAACACCCGCACGAACAGCAGGTCGCGTAATCCGCTTGGGGGCTGGTCTGGGCACACCGCCTCCCATCCCCGCCAATACTCATGCCCATCAGGACACTCCGCTGCCGTGGGCCATCGCGCTGCCTCCCATGTCTGCGCGAACGGCTCGCCCGCGCCGAACGGGGTCGATTCCCAAAAGACCGTGTTGAACCCTGAATCCGGCACGGCGTTCATCGAAGCATCCATCGCCTCCTCGGGGCTTTCCCAGTGCGCCACCTCTGTGCCGTGGATGAACTGCGGCGTCATGCCGCGCGCCGTAGCCTTCCCTCGCGCCGTGGCTTGCTGGAGCAACGACCCGTGCGGGAAGCGCATCCGCTCGCTTGTCGCATCCGGTTTGCTCCCCCAATGCTTCCGGAATCCATCGTTGTCCGCAAAGTTCTGCATCATGCGGTAAACGACATCCGCCGTCTCCAGCTTGTCTCCGATGACAACGCCTTGGTGGGCGAAATTCTGCATCTGCGCGTAGTGGATCGCGGCCACCATCGTCGAGAATCCCCGCTTGCGAGGCTTGAGGCCGATTGCCCGAAGGGGCCGCTGCTCCAAAAGCCGCTGCACATAGAGCGCGTTGATTCGGCGTTGCAGCACATTCATGCGCGGCGTCACCTGCTTGCCCGATGTATCGCGGATGCGCCCGAAAGTCTCAAACCATGCGCCTGGGTTTGATCGCACCATGTCGTTCATGTCCATGGATCATGGTTGCCGTGGCAGGCTTTCGCTGTCAAATCGTTTCCGCTTTCATCATGGCATGGGCCGTGCCGGCGCTACACCCGAGAAGCGCAGCGAGCTCTTTGACAGTCCCTCGGTGGGCTTGGGCCATTGCAAGCTCGGCTGCCGTCCATGCCCTGCGTTTCCGCCCCAAGGCGCTTCCCCGCGCCACAGCCGCTTTCAGCCCGGCCTTGGTGCGCTCACGGATCATCTCCCGCTCAAACTCCGCCACCGCCATGAGAACGTGCATCTGCAACCGGCCAGCCGGATTGCTCTCGGTCGTGTCGATTCCCTGTGTGGTGACAACGAGAGCCGTCTTGTGGGCGTCCATCTCGGCGATGACCTGCGCCAAGTGCGGCAAACTGCGCCCAAGGCGGTCGAGCTTGGCCACAAGAACCGCATCGAAGTGATGCTTGCGCACACCCCGCATCAACGCATCCAGACCGGCACGGGCGGTCTTGGCCCCGCTGATCACATCGCTGAACTCGGTGATGCGGTCCCAGCCCCGTCGGCGGCAATAGTCGAGTAATTCCAGCCGCTGCGGCTCGGTGGTCTGGTCGTCTGTGCTCACTCGGTAGTAGGTCGCGATTCTCATGCGGCCTCCTGCGTGGCGATTTTTCGCGTTTGACGGGCTGTTTCGGCACCTATGCCTTGCCGGTCAATAAAAACTCGCTGGCGAGGCGCCTGGTTGCGGCGCTGGCCTGTTTCGTGGTCGGAGTTGGTTTTATTTTTCATGGTTGGCTGTATGCTTGAGCAAACCGGCGGTCAACCGGTTATTCAATAATCGTTCGATTCTTGAACGCTACCTTTCCGGCTTCGGCTCTCCAGTGATTTCGGCCTCAAAAATAGAGGGGGATTTTTGAACGCTCATCCGGCCCAGCATTCGCATCGCCTCGGGCGAGGCTTTGATTCGCTCGATGACGCTCTCCCCGCTCTCGAAATTCCCCTGCAAGGAAATCTCGCGCTTCACCGGCAACCCCTCGTGGTAGGCACGCCGCAGCGTCGTGGCCGCGAGCCTGGTCTTGTGATCTGGTCGCTCAACGTGCTTTTTCAGGTGGGGATCGTAAGCGATGATCGTTGCGTTTGCAGCCTCACGGATCACACGGGCATCATCCTCGACATCCTGTTCGGTGAGTTGGTCGGCCAGCGCGGCGCTTCGTCGCATGATGTGGCGCACTGCCGGTTCCATGCGCCAAAGGTTTTTCATTTTTTCGATTCCTTCGTGAACCTCGGGACCATCCGTGCGCGTGTCGTGGGCCGACGGCTGGTTTTTTTGATTCTCTGGAATTAAATTTGTGTGCGGATTATTTTCTGTGATTTTATTTTCGAGAGATTTTTTTATTTTATCGAGAGGCATATTTTTATTGGTTTACTCCATTTCGGAAGTGGAGTGGAGTTCGTCAAAATTCACGGTCACTGACCACTCCACCCGGTTATTTATTATATAACCGGTGGAGTGGAGTGAATTTGGACTACTCCACAGCCGCTGGACTCCATTGGTTTTTTTGCCAGTGGAGTGATTGCTAAAATAAATACCGGAATAATTGTTTTGCATTTTTTTATGCGCATGAATACAATTACCGGAATAATTATTTTTGGTCGTCATAATAAAAATCGTGATAATCTTCAGATGACACAATTTTCAATGCGTCTTTGCATTTTTCGGGCATAGAAAATAAATATTCAGCCAATTCAGGCGACCAAGATTGCCGGTTGGGTTCGCCTAAAATTTCATCGGTTACGCTGCAAAATAATTTTGTGGCGTTATGCAGTAATGTAAGAAAATCGCATTCAACTTCAGGCAAGTTTTGATTTTGACTGCGCATGATTGTAAGAGCGCTGCAGGCCGCGCAAATTACAACTCGCGCTTTTTCTTGTCTCCATATTGGGCAGGCGGGCATTTTAATATTCGTTCCAATTTGAGCGGGCGTCCAGGCAATGCTCGATGAGGCTTTCGGCAAGTTCCTTTTTGTCCGAAGAAAGATTTATGTCTGTGGAAAAAACGCAAACATCGGTTTCCGCGAATCCTGTCAATTCTCGGAATTCGGAATGGATTTGGTCAATGGTCGCTATGGCTTTCGCTATTTCCTCAGCCATGCTGGTGATGGTCTTGATTTCTTTTTTCGAAACCAAGTTCATGTCGGGTTTTGTTTTTGTGCTCATAAATTCATCGTGTCAGAAAATGATGGGCCTCTTTAAGAATGGCGCGGGTATGCTTGGCGTCCTCGATACGCGACCATGTTGGGTTTTGAAGGCGCTGTAGGTTTATTTCGAGAATGGCTTTGGCGGTTGCAAATAGGTCGCCGAGAACTTCGGCCGCTGCCTGGTCTCTAGTTTTCTTGTCAGTGGTGTCCGTGTCGGTCATTGGTTTTTGTTGGTATTGTAGTTGGTTTTTGTTGAAAATCTTGTTACGCGGCGTCCTCCATCTCGACATCCATCAGCCGATTTTCGCTGACGAACCAATCGTGAGCTTGGTAGAAGGCGAGAGCGAACCCGTCCGGCGTGGCGCTGCGGGCGGCTTTAGTCTTCTCGCTTTTGCCGCCGAGGCGCTGTGTCCAGCTACCTTGCTTGGTGGCCCGTATGGGCTCAATCCTGCGCTTGGCGGCGGCAAGGCCATCGCGATTAAAGTCACCAAAGAGCCATGTCTTCTTCGTGTAAAGGTTGAGGCGTTTGATGTCCTCGATGTCCTGCTGAGTCATGTCTTCGATGGTCATGGCGCGGAGCCTGGCTATTGTTTCGTCATCCTCTGGTGTGGCCAAGTGGCCGGCATAATCGGCGGGATCGAAAGCAAATGGCTTCCCAAGGCTGGGCACGAGCTTGTGGATGCGGCCCACGGGGTTTTCCAACACCCACCAATCGGGCTTGAAGAATTCGACCGTCCGGAGCGTCTGGTAAACCAGTTCCGTGCTCGCGGCGGTGCGGCCATCGGCGTCTTTTTCCTTCCACTTCCAAGCTCCGCTGTTGGTGAAGTCTGTGCAAGGCGGCGCGGCGATGATCGCATCCACCCACTCGATGCCGAGCTCCTCGATGAAGTATTCCACGCTGAACCGGCTCACATCGCCAAGTTCGCCCTCGTTCTTGATGTCGAGGGCGATGACTTCATGCCCAGCCTCGGCAAAAGGTCTGGCCCAATTTCCTGTGTGATCGAAAAGGCTGAGTATGACTTTGGGGATCATGCTGTGCGTAGTAGGCTCATTGCGTGCTGCTACTGGCAACCGTCGCAAGCCGAACAAGACGCTGCCAAAGAAATGCCCGCCTTTCTCAAGTTTGCCACGGTGTCGGCAGTGTTTCGACCCCGTTTCACGCCGTTCTTGCGTGCCAGCTCTCGGAGTTGTTCGCGGGTCATGGCGTAGCGTGAAGATTTGCGCGGTCTCATGGGGTCATGTAATACAATCATGGTGTCGGTTAGTTGGTGATTCAAAAGATGGAGAATGCCCACACACGCACTTTGTCGTTAAGATTGCGACATCAAACTTGGTTGTCGCTCATCGTAGCGGGACACCCTCTGTTTGCGGATGATAAACCACTGGCCCTCCTGTGTAACGAAAGCCTCCATCCCCTCCGCGTGGGCAGCCTTTGATAGCGCCTCCAGCACGGCAACAAAGTCCGTGACTGGTGCAGGCACTCGGATACGAGCCATCTCGTCAGGCGGGAACTGCCCCTCGTTGCGCTCCATGTGGTGACAGAGGTCACTACTCACCATGCCGTCGCCAGTGGCGTAGAACACCTTCTGCCCATTTTGTTTTTCGTATACCTTGATAGTTTGCATGACACTTTCCTGTATGAACCAGTCCAGCTTGAGTCAACCGGTTTTTGAAAATGTTTATTTTGTTTTCTCCATTTCTGCTAAATGTTTTATTGCACGGTTTTTCTGCCTTTCTGCGATTTCTAATTTGTCGTAAAGGCTGTCGAAGCAAAGATCGATATTTTGCACATGAGTTAATGAGTCGATAAACCCATCTTGGTTGTGTTTTTCCACCCAGCGATAAATCCTAGACAGTTTCCGCTCCGCCTCGTCGAGCTGCCGCTTGGTTTCTTCATAAGAATTTATCCTGTTGAGTATTTCGTCGACTATTTGCTGCGCTGGATCGGTTCCGGCTCTCCGATGCTCAACTAATTTTTCTTCATCCAGCGTAATGGGCACACGAATGATTGCGTTTTGTCTCTCGTCGCGAATTGTCCCCCAATCGTCAGACGGTCCACGCGAATGGGAAAGTTTACCCTGCCAAGGTTTTTCTGGTGATTCTATGTCTGGTGTTGGCCTGTTCATTTTGTTTCCTCCCACTTCCTCATTAGAAAATATGAGTTTCCAATCAGGACATGTTTGATCGTATTTTTTAATCTCTTTTCGCAGATTGCAGAAGACTGGTGCTGCATGGAAAATAGTGACTGATCCGCCGTGGTCACACCACTCACAGATGCGAGGAGCATTGCATTTTTTAGTCGTCTCGCTCATTTTGTTCTTCCAATTTCCAAACTGCGTCTGGCTGCGCTTTTTATGTCTGAAAACGCAAGAAGGCCGCTATTGCCTGCAAAGCGAAGGTCAGCCTTGTCTCGAATTGTCTCAATCAGATGATTCAGCCAATTGAGCTGCTCCCTCGCCTCAGCGAGTTCGCGATCCAATTCAGCAATTCGCTCTGCAAAAATCCGCATCGCCGCCTCGGAAACATCCTCCTTCCCTTGGCAGTGTTCAGACAAAATATGAGCCGCTCGCCCATATTTAGATGAATTTTCAGGATTCCCAATAGGACTGCATTTCAGCAAAGCAAAAGCGCATTCTAAAGCTGTCATTTTCTTTTTTAATAGGTAGCTCGGACGCAGCCAAAGCCACGCCCGAGCGGGTTAGGTGTTAATCCACGAGTTCCCAATCCTCAGAGAGGAGATCGGTTTGCGATGCCAGCCAGGGCACGCGGCTCCCTTGCGGGTAGGCTGGGTGCCCCACTGGATATTCGATGTAAACGTAGGGCAGCGTCATTTTGCTGTTTTCGTCAGGGATTTGCAGCGCAAGCCACATCCCTTTGCCGTTCCATCCCTCTCTGCGAACCTTGTGGCCGCTTTTGAGTTGAATAAGCGCCCATCCTAAGTCTTTTGTAATCATAGGTTTTTTTGTCAGAGGGTGAGTCCGTCAGCCGTGGCATCCACGATCGAGTTTGTTGGGTCTTTCGAGTTTGGGTAAGGATTTGGAGTTCCTAAACGCTTAAGGTCCATTCCCAACCACATCACCGCCTCTTGTAGTTTCGTAATAGCAAGGGAGCGCTCCCTGGTTGCCGGCAGGTCTTTGAGAGATTGGATGACATCATCCATTTCCCTGCGGTATTGTTTGTTGCGGACGATCTCAGATTCGGGCGTTATCGGGTTTTCAGTTAGTTCTGTCATATTTTTTAGCTTTCTTTTGTCGCAACATTCCGTGTTGCATCGGTTTTGGGCGATTTGCCCGAAATTTCAAAAAACCAACCGGTAGCGGCGAGCATTTTGGAAAAAATATCGCTCATTTCGTTTCCTCCTTGGCTCATTTTGTTAGCACTTCGTCCCAATCTGTTTTAAAGCATCCGACGCCAACGGTGTAACCAAGCCCTCT